AGTTGACGAGTTGCTAGGGTGAACGCCTTGAATATCGTCAATGGTTTGCTGAACCTCAGAAGAATCTTCTGAGTTGGAACTAGAAGGCAAATCAATGTCACTGTAAAAGCCAGCTAATTGAAGTTTGCGAACTTCATTCGAATCCATCTTGATAACGTGCGTAATGCGAGGCGTAGATGCCAAATCTGTTGCTCCATAAGGAACAACTAAGTCTTCAGCATGTACAAACTTACTAACAGCACGACCCTTTAATGGATCAAAGTAAATTTTCTTAAAGGTAGAGCCAATTACCGGAAGATAGAAAAGCATCTGATCCATCTCTGGATCGTATTCTTCCATCTCGTAAGTAACCATGTAATTCATGTAGTCTTTGACACGCTCTGCCTGCTTAATAACATCTTCGTTATTAGCGCCAACAACCTCAGCGCGAATAGGACCACTCGCAGGCAACATCTCACGATACGCTTGTGCCTGAAACTGAGTTACACTCTCTGCAAGCAAAGGATGCACAACGCCAGAAGACCCCTCAAAAGGCTCAGTACGATCTTCGTACTGCATTCCAAGATACTCTAATCCGCGCTTGTATGTGTCTTCCCAGTCCTGACGGGCCGCAAAGTCATCATCAATATCGCCAGTTAAATCAGACGCAATACTAGAAAGATCTGCGTCATCTATATATTCGGCTAAGTTGCTGTTGAACTCAATGTTCATAGGCTCCAGAGATTCTTCATATTCCCCTACAATCGCAGAGCCATCGTCAAACTCAAAAATGCCGGGATCTTGAGGCAATTCCTCAACCATTACCTCTTCTTCAGGCAAAACATCTGGAAGCATATTTATGCCACCAGCACCCATATCTCTTTCAATAGCCATTTTTATTCCTTTTCAGGTGTTGGAGCAGAATAGAGTTCAATCAGTCTGGAGCAATCCACTGAGAACATGCTCATTAAAGAGTCGGGAGGTAGCCTCTTCAAAATATCCCGCTCCAACCTCATTAGAAGATATCCTTAGATCCGCCATCAATCGGTGATTTATCTTCGCTTTCGTAATCGGTTACAGGACCGCCAGACGCATAAGCATTACAAACCATTTCATAACCGCAAACAAAGTCCAACCTAGAACAGTAACCCAAATCGTCGGCATCTCCCATGCCATCCTCAATGCACCCCATCATTTCAGATCGAATGTCATAATACTTGCAAATACCACACTTTTCAGGCTTCTTTTCCCAGTTCTTAGAAGAAGGGCCATATGCAAACTCATCAATAGCATATTGCTTGTTTTCAGAGTTTTCTTCCTCGTCCTCAGTAACTAAAGGACAAGAAAATTCTTCGACTTGATCGTCATCAAACATTTGATTGACGCCACTTTTAAGCTCTTCCATATCAATGTTGATAACGATCTTAGCCATTATTTAACTCCAGAGAATTTAGTTCCGCCTACAGCAGCACCGCCGCCACGGCAACTGCCGCCGACTTCTCCGCCGTACTCATAACCCTCAACCATGCCGCCATATTTCATTTTAGCAACCTTGCCACCATACTTCTTTTTAGCAACTTTTGGCTTATCTTGATCGTAAGTTCGATCAAGCATGTCTATATAAGTTTCTGCTCTTAACTTACCACTCTCTTTAGGATCCATTTTTCCTTCTAACATCCTATTAGTGACAGACTTTTTAATTAACTTTTCTATTTCCGTGCCTCCGAAGGGGCGATTGAGCATCTGTTCCTTTGCCTTGTCAGACATATAAAGTTGAGCCCCAGAATTAGATTTTGTAGTCTTGAGCTTCTTTTTTCTCTTATCGGCATAATTAGCCATTAGCTTTGCCCTCCGTATGAACCACCGCGACCAGCCATTACACAACCGCCGCCCTTATAACCCTTAACCTTACCGCCGCCCATCATCTTCTTGGGACGCATCTTAGGGCGCATGGTCATTCCCGTTTCACGGGCCTTCGCACGGTTTCCACGCTTAACAGCGCCTGCCGCATCATCCATAGGGTTAGTTCCGCCATCTTCCATCGCCTCTAAAAGCGCCAACATGATAGCTTCTTTGTCAACATTATCCATTTGCAACTCCTAATAGTACTCTCTGCGCTGACGGTACGCGGTTATATCATCTTCATCATAGTCACTTGAGGTGGTAATAAAACCCCCCTGCCTAAAACGCAGTATAGCCTGTGTCATCGAATCCGCCAAGTCATCATGTTCGCCATTGGGAAAAGAAGCACATTCTTCCATAACTTCGTCAGCAAATTGCGTGTCTGGAGCCCAAACCATGCCACTCTCAAACACAGGGGCGCAGGCGTGCATACGAGTAAACTTGTCAGCGCCACGACCCGGCGTAAATGGCGTCACAGGAATACCCAACCTGCGCAACTCCTGAGTCAAAGGCATACCAGAACCCTTTTGCTCAATTAAAACCATGTCAGGGTCATAATCCTTATAAAGCTCATTCGCAGCTTCCTTTAGTTCAGGAAACTCCCAGCGACCCCTAGTCGCGTCAAGCAAAACAATATGATCCTCACCCGTGTCCTCATGGTGGAAAATACCCCAAGTGGTAATCGCGCTGTAGTCAGCACGGTCGCTCTTACTAAACGCAGTGTCGTAAGACTGAATAATATAGCTACAGGGCGGAGGAGAATCCTTCTCCCACATATTCCACCACTCACGCTTGATAATCGCACCCTCTTCAGCAGTAGGGTTCTGCATGTACTGAGCATTCCACTTGCCAACAGGAATAGAAGCCTTAACGCCTTCCAACTCGTCAAGCGACCAATACTCAGGCCATAAAGGCTTGCCAGAAGGCATAATCGCAGGAAACTCAACAACCTCCCACTGGTCAGAACCCTTGCCACTTTGCTTGTTTAAAACCTTCGCAGTTAAGTCACGAATCGACCACCGCGTCATAACAATGATAATCGCACCACCGGGCTGTAAACGCTGACGAGGGCCAGAAGTGTACCATTCGTAAATACTATCAAGCGCAGTCGCGCTTAACGCATCTTGTTCCGAAACAGGGTCGTCAATGATAGCCAAATCCGCACCGCGGCCAGCAAGAGCGCCGCCCACACCGACAGCATAGTACTCACCACCGCCATTAGTGCTCCACCTACCACTCGCCTTAGCGTCACTAGCCAAGCTGACATCTGGGAAAACATCCTTAAAATCCTCACTCTCGATTAAGTTCTTGATCTTTCTGCCGAAACCAACAGCCAACTCAGCGGTGTGAGTCGCCTGAATGATTTTTAAATCAGGGCGTCTGCCCATAAGCCAAGTCGGAAACAAATAACTCGCGAACTCAGACTTAGTATGCCGAGGCGGCATATTAATAATCAAACGCTTGCACTTGCCGTCAGCAACATCCTGCAACTTCTGAGCGTAAATCTTGTGGTGCCTGCCCTCAATAAACTGAGGCCAAACATGCTTCACAAAATCCATAAAGCTATCATGCTTTGCCTTACGGGAATCAAGCGTCTTAATACGCTCAAGCATAGGAGCTACTTTGGAAATCTCATCGTCAGTGAGATAACTCGCAAAGTCTTTTAAGTCGTCCATTAGCCACCCAAAGCTCTCAGGAAGTTGTCAGCAGTACGATTCAAACCAGCCATGCCACCTTGAGCCATCGGCTTGATATTCGCGGAAATAGGAGAAATCGTAGTAGCCTTGGTTTGAATGTTCTTCAAAACATCCTCAAAGCTACGGCTAGCGCCAGAGCCAATATTAAGAGAAGTATCTGTAGACTCTTCTTCCGCTACAAAAGGAACGCATTTGTCCTCTACAGGATCATAAACATAACCCTCTTTATTACAGATTTTATTACCGTTCTCATCCGTGGTGTAATCAGTATCAACTCCAGTAGTGGTTGTGTCGTCATCGCCGCTGGTTACATTGGTATCGTCCCCATCGCCAAGAATAGTCGCGATTTCAGTTCCAGTGCCAAGACCGCTGTTAAGAATACTTTCGCCAGTTCCTACAACACCGTCTTCAACTTTAACCAACTTGCCATCTAAAGTTACAATAAACTCTTGTCCGTCAGAAGTAATAAAGCCATTCTCTGT